TTGTTCTTTTTGAACTTCCCAAAGGGAGAAAGTGCATGGGCATTATAGGGAGCATAGAATGCTTCTATACCTTTGAGGAAATCCAGATCGTAACCGTGTTGCCATGACTTCATGATATAACTCCGTTTAATTCTCTCGGTGAGATTGGACCGCGGTCGTCGCAGGACCATTTTGATGGGATGTGGTAATCGGGGTAGAATGACGAGGAGCCACCACTGACTTTTGCTGATGCTTGGCCTTGTTCTCCATGACCTGCTGAATCCTCTTGAACAACTTCTGCTTCTTCTTCTTGGCCATCTGCAAGGTCAGATTCCCGACACGCTTGGTAAAGACGATACCATTCAAATGATCGATCTCATGCAACGCGACCCTGGCTGTGGCACCAGTCCATGTCACATCGATACGCTTGCCGGTCTCATCGGTATACTTGAAACGGGCTGTGACTGAACGGGTAACTGGGAGGATCAAACCTGGAAAACTGAGACACCCTTCCTTCTGATGGGAAGTCTCCTTGGATGATTCAACGACCACAGGATTGATACACACGATACCTCCAGACAGAACAAAGAGCCTGGCAGCAATGCCGCATTGCGGGGCCGCGAGACCTGCACCGTTGTAGTGGGTCATCGTCGCAATCATCCTCTGGGCCAATTCATTGATACTCGCAAGGCTCATACCAGGCTTGGTGAAATCCACCTCAGGTTGCACCAGGGCCAGCATGGGATTCTGTTCGTTATACAGGGGAAGTAGTTCCAGGGTCTTTTTGGTGATCGATGGTGGGGCATCGGTCTTGTAGGTAAACACGCCGGGTTCGCTCATAGATGATTCTCCTTATATCACAATATGGGAAAAGTTCTGTTGTTTCTGGAATCGAATCACATTGCGGAATTTATCCTGTAGAATATCTCCTCGGTGAGAAATCACAAACACATTGGTCGCCTCTAGATTATGTAGTATCTTCATTAACTCTTCGGCCCCAGTGTTGTCTAATGAGGAGTCAAAGATTTCATCGAGGATGAGTAAGTTGGTGTCCGCTGAGTTCTTCAATTTGGCCACGGCTCTCCAGGTGAGCATGAGTGCCATATCGATACGAGATTTTTCACCTTCGGAAAACGAGTGATAGGTAAACTCGTCCCTGAAACGAGACTTGATGGTTTCCTTGAATGTTTCATCGAGATTGAAATTGACAAAGAAGTCCATGCTGGCCAAGAACTTGTTACCGAGCGTATTTATGATCGGCAGGTACTGTCGGATGATCTTGGTTTTGATACCCGTATCTTTGAGCAAGTTGCCAGCCGCGTCATAATACGCAGAGGACTCAATCAATTCCTTCTTGGCACCTTCTAGCCGCTCCAACTCTTGTTGATGTTCGATCAATCGTAGTTGTTCCCGACCGGTCGACTGGTGGCTCTCCTTCAGTTGCTCCAATTTATGATCCACGGTCTTATTGAATCGCAACAAGGTGGTGATACTCTCCTGGTCGCGGAATATCTCTTGCTCAATCCTAATGATCTCCTGCTCCACCTCCGCAATCTCATTTAAGACCTTCTGGTGCTCCAGGAACTTTGTCTCTAATTTACTCAGGCCCTCTTGGCATTCAAGAATCTTGACAAGGTGCTGGGTGATCTGCGTTTCTTTGAACACCCCATCGATCTTCTGGGTACAGGTGGGGCAGTCATCCTGAGACTGAAAGAACTTGACCGTCTTCTGGTACTTCGTGCGAACCTGTTCGATCTGGGCCTCTAATTGGGTGACCTTCTTCATGGCACCGAGTACTTTGGATTTATCTGTCACCTTGAGTTTGAGACCCTGGAGCACCTGGGTATGTGCAGCAATGTCCATCTTGAGCCGTTCGATCTCCTGAAGATGCTCCGCTCGCTCGTTCTCCTGCTCCTGAATACGCAACGCCACATCCTGCTGGGCTTCAGTGATATAGCGTTCCTGCATGGCAATACGCCCCTGAGCCCCTTCAATCAAGAGTTTATTGGCCGAGCGTTCCACAGTGATCGTGGTCAGTTTGGACTTGACGAGTTTGTTCATGACCGAGAAGATTTGGATATCAAGCAAGTCCTCGATGATGGCGCGACGATCCAGGGCTGACAGTTGCATGAATGGGGTAAAGGAGGCAGACCCCAAAATCACAATCTGGGTGAAGGACTTATAACTCAACTTCAAAATATACTTTTCCAGGTATTCCTGGTAGTCCCCCGTGGCGGTTTGATCGAGCAATACTCCGTCCTTGAAGACCTCAAAGAGATTCGGTTTGATTCCTCGGCGCACCTTGAAGGTGTGGGACTCGGTACGAAACTCTACCTCAATCAGGGCATCTTTCTGATTGATCGAATTGACCAGGGCTGGTTTGGCAATATCTCTGAATGGCTTGTTATACAAACCAAAGCACAGGGCATCCAACATGGTCGACTTACCCGAACCATTTTCCCCGACCACCAAGGTGTTCTGTGACTGATTCAGTGGAATTTCCGTCCAGTAGTTACCGGTGGAGATGAAATTCTTAAACTTGAGTGTGGTAAAGTGAATCATTGGGCAGCCGTTTCTGTGTTGACCGCTTCGATATACAGGTCCTGAAGCAGGGCCTTGAGTTTTTCAGGATCCACACCACCAGGCATGACCATCCCATCCACACATTTCCGAATGATCGTCACAGTGTCTTCTGCTTGATTGACGATCCCATGTGAAGTGTCTAGGGCATTCTCAGTGAAGTCTTCCACAATCGTCACATCGATAGGCACAGTCTTATATAGGCGATCCATGACCGTATCAAAGAGATAAGGATTCTGCTTGCGCGTCACCACCACTTTCACATAGGCATTGGCATACTTGGAAAAATCCTGCTGCTTCCAAAACTCAAAACTTTGTATTGAGTCATCGTAGGTGAACTTATGAAATAAGCGATAAGGATTTTCGATAAAGGTTAGGACCCTGGTTTCTGTGTCGAACAAGTGGAAACCACGAGGATCATTGTAGTCTGCCCAGGTGATCTCGTACTGGTTCCCTAGGTAATAGATCGTGCCATCGCTTGACTTGTGGTGAAAGTGCCCACTCAGCACCATATCAAAACGATCAAAGACATCCTTGGTCAGACCGGCCTGGCAGATATTACCGCGGTCCATTTCAAATCCAGCGATTTCCAAGTGCCCAAAGATGATCGGGGATTTCGTGGTCTTGAGATAATCTAGTGACTTCTCCAAGTTCCCGCTATTGATCCAAGGCACCAGGGACACATTGAGGGTACCATATTGCATGTCCTGGCATTCTTGGAAGATGCGGATATTCTCATACTTGCCTAGTAGTTCATCCAGCGCGTTGACATGGTTGGTATTGCGATAATAGACATCATGGTTACCCGTGAGCATGTCCATGGGCAACTTACAGTCATCGTTGATCCGATCAAAGAAGTCTTTTTGCCACTTGTACCAGATCGAGAAATTGATAAACTTGCGACGATCCACCACATCACCCAGGTGGATGATACGGTCAACCTTATGCTCTTTCAAGGCCGGGAAAAAGATGTTATCCCAGAACTTAAAAAAGAACTCATTGATATGAGGGTTATCGCCCCGCGCTCCGGCATGGGTATCGTTAATCAAGGCTAGCAGCATCAGTCAATCTCCACGAGTTTGAAGGTACCGACATTGATAAGGCGGGTGATACGATAGAACCCTGGCGCCGGCTGTATTCCACGGGTGATACAGTCTTGGATATAGTTGGTATCATCCTGTAGAAGTTCGCGTGGTATAGGGTCATCATCATTGCCAGCGAATACTTGAGTATTTTTGTCATCAAACACGATAACCAATTGATCGTCTTTCATTTGTCGCCTACAAACTTCAAGGTACCATAGGTGGCACTGGCTTTGACCTTGACTTTCTTGCGGACCTTTTGGGTACGTACTTGCTCATAGGTATTGATAAAATCCGTGATGTTCTCATAGACCTGAAACGCACGGCTTGAACCCTGACCTGCGCCATCCAATTCATGCAGAGGGGATTGTTGGAGAATGCCGAGTTGCTGTGTGGCCTTGTACTTCACATACAGTTGCTTTTTTTCTTTGCTGATGCGCCGGAGGAATGCGTAGTAGATGATCTGGGTAAAATAGGCAAAGGGGTTCTTTGACTTCGCTGGATTGAAGTTGTTGACATACTGGATACAGTTTTCCACCGCATCAGAAATCATATCCTCGCGGAACGAATAGGCCATGAAGTTGGGTTTTCTGGCCAAGTGATCGGCAATCTTGAGGAAACAGGTACCAATATACTCTGAGAGTATAGGGAGTTCCTGTTTCGCCTTCTTGGCCTCCTTGACGAGTTTTCGATGTTCCAATAGCGCATGAAGCAGATCGGTGTTGTTTACATAATGAGTGGCCATACTCTCCTTAGTTCGTGATTTTAGGATTGCCCCATTCAGCATCGGAATCAAACAAGTCATACATGGCATCAGATACTTGTAATGGGGTTTTCGTGAGATGTTGGGAATGACTGTAGGCTCGCTTGAATTGTTCATGTTGCTCAGAATAAAAGATCGCAATATCATTGATCTGATCGTTGTACTCTTTTCCAAACATCATCATTTTCTCACGCACGGCTTGTGACCACACTTCATAGAACTCCGCCAAGGAAGGTCGGGGATTGAGGACGGCAAGAATACGGTCGGAAGCTATCGAGACACTGGTATCTGCCAAAAATTCATAAGGTACCCAGGGCTTCAAGTGAAACCCCACATGGGCATCATGATGCACGATCACATGGGCTGGTGCGTAGAGTGTGGTGATATCATCTTGCGCGGATCGACCGATGATTTCGGCCGAATACCTACCGGTGTCGCCGATCAACATAACATTATTGGTGAGCATGAGAAGCAAAATATTTTTCATAGTGTACAGTATAGCAGAGTTACGATGACTTGTCAAGAGATTTCGGCAGGTCGATAAAATATTGCTTGAACGTAAACTTCTCGGACTGGTAGATGCTGGAGCGTTCCACATAATGCTTGAGCAGAAAGTTCACATGCTTGCCGACGCGTAGATCATCCACGATATCGAACAGGGTCGCATGGGTCTTACCGTCAGCGGTCCTGAGTCCTCGTCCAATCGATTGCAGGTTGCGAATTCTCGATTTACTTGGCGCCGCAAAGATGACATTATGTAGATTCTTGATATTGATACCCGTGGAAAAGGTTCCGTAGGAGGCCACAATAATCGCATTATTACGGCTTTCCATGACCTTGCGTATTTCTTCCCGCGCAATCGTGTCGGTGCCACCATAGATGAAAAAGACTTCTCGGGTATCGCCTGCCTGCTTATAGAGGTCCTCAAACATCGGTTTCCCATGTTTCTCGACCAGTTGAAAGAGTACCAGGGTGTTGCCCTTGAGAGACAGGGCTAGATTGCGTACAAAGAGGGCTCTGGACTTATTCTGCACCATGGCCTCATATTCTTCGGGATAGGTGCACTTCCTCATGGCCTTGCGTACATCTTCGGGGTACTTGAGCACCAGGCACTTAATCTTGAGTTCTGACACTGTTCCGGCATCCATCAGTTGCTTGGTTGTGACCACCTGGAAGACAGGACCGAAATGCCCCTCAAGCACCAGACGATGGGTCTTGGTGCCATCGAGGGTCCCTGTGGTACCGATACGGACATCGGCATGAATGAGGTTCGACATGATATCCGTCAATGATTTGGCTTTGAATTGGTGGGCTTCGTCCCCGATCACAAAATCAAACTGCTTGAGATACTCAGGGGTCTGGCGATGCAGGCTCTGCCAGGTGGAAATGGTCAAGAAATGATGGGCCTGTTTTTCCTTTCCTGCATACAGACGGTGTATGTGGGCATCAGCATCCCAACCGTAGGTTTTGAAGTCTCCAAAGAGTTGTTCGACCAATGAGGTGGTGGGAACGATAATCACGCCTTTTTTGTGGGTCCGCTGAAGATAGCGCACAATTAGATAGATAATCAGTGATTTTCCTGAGGCCGTGGGGCTGACAATCAAGGCGCGTTTGTTGCGGATACTCTGGGCAAACGCCTCGATTTGATAGTCCCTAGAGACATGAGGGAGCCCGAGTGAGTGTGCAAAGGCTTCTGCTTCAACCAGCGAAAAGCTGTTGGTCAGGAGAATGGGATCATCGATCTCCAGAGGATAGCTACGCTCTGCTGCAAATTTCTGGAGGTAACCACAAAGACCACCAGGTAGAGTACCATCACGGCGATTGTAAAGGCGAACCTTCCCGTCCCAGAGGCCTTTGCGAAATAGAGGTGTGAACTGAAATCCTGGAATAAAGAACGAAAAATAATCTGACAGTTCCTCTCCGATAGAACTTTCGCAGGCAATTTGTATAAACGACTCATTCTTTTTACTCGCCACAAGGTGTGTCATAATATAATATCGAACTTATCCCTTCATGGGAACGGCGAACCCCTCGGTAATCATCTGTTGATTGATGCTCACACCATTGATGGAAAGTTCACCTAACACACGACCATACTTTTCAAATTCTTTATTCAATTTGGTCGTGACCACGAAGTCATGATTGGTCAGGAGAGCGGCCAGATGATCCTTGGCCGGAGGCCCTTGTGGGGTCTTCATCTCAGGGGCATTGATACCGGCCAGGCGAATCTTGGCCACATAATGAATGTCAAAGCCCAGGTCGATGTCGGCTTCCACGGTATCGCCATCGAGTATGCGAATCAATTTTGCATTATAGGTATACATGGTGTCTCCTTTTCCTTTTGTCTACGTTTCATTTGTGAAAGTTTCATTCTCTCTTTTGTTTCCTGGGTCTTTATGTTCTTTATAATGTATCCAATACACGGTCAATGGGCACCACCTATGAACTTTTCCCACCCACAAACTTCCTTTAATTGCCACGTCCTATTATTCAGTTCCTTGATGATCGACTGTGAGAGTTCTACGATTTCAGCATGAACCCCCAGGACCTGTTTGGCATTCAGGATATCACTATCGGCATCCAAGTAGGTCACCATATCAGCCTTGAGGGTGAAGGGAAACGGGGACCAGCCGTACTTCTTCAAGGTGTCATTGTCCAATCTACCCGAATAATACTCATACTTGATCCGCCGTAACTTGGCATACTTGCGTTCACCATCTTGGAAGGCCCGACGGTGTGCGGAAAGAATCGTCAGGTACTTGGAATGCAGACTGCCTATCTTACGGAGTTCCTCAGAAGGCTCCAGCCGATCCATTGCGGCATCCTTCTTCCACTCGTCTAAGAGGGCATCGACTTGGGCGGTTGATGGGGCTTTCGTGTCAAGTATCATAGTGCCTCATAGTATAGCAGGTTCATGGGAGACTGTCAAGTTATATTTTTGTAAATGTGTAAAATTCAAATCTGAATGTCACATCGGCGGTGATAAGACTTTCTGGATCACTGGTACTGGACAACAGAATATCAGACAAGCTGGTAGGAAAGCAATTATGAAATGATACGCGAATCTTGGGGTTCTGTTTGGAATCATGGACAATCAAGGCTGCATCGGAAAATTGGGGCATCGTGGTGACACCTGCACCGATACGCCGATCCAAATTCTTGTACTGGTCGAACTTCTCTGGAAAGGTCATACCAACCATCCAATTGAAAATTTCCTGCCATCCTGTGAGGTCCTCATCGACCGTGAAGGTCATGGAAAAAGGATTGATGCTGAGTTTTTCACCTGGGGACCACAGGTCAATGAATGGGGTCGAACGAGGCACTTCACCGATGTTGATGCCAGGGATATTCACCGACTGTGCCCAATAGGTCACCGTGGGTAATGCGGCAAATGAGACCATGAATTTATTAGGATGCAAGACATTCGGATTAGTGGGGGTATTGGTCACTGTAGGAATAGCCATAGAGTCTCCTTATAGACACTATTTATGTTGTTGTATCAGGACAAAAAAAGGGGAGCCCTTGTGAGGCTCCCCAATTTCTTGTACTATGACAACTCGCTTATGCGATATTGAGAACTTTGAAGGCTCTGTAGTACATGTTGGCACGGACGGTCAAGGCGCCTGAACCCTGGACGGTACCTTCGGCGAATGGGTTGGCGACGATGCCATAACGGGTCTTGAACCCGATCTTTGGCTGGAAGGTCGCGGTGTCAACCGCACGGACCATCTGGAGAGGGACGTATGGGCAATAGAAGATACCTGCGTCAAACGCATTGGTACCCTTGTACCCGACCACAACAAACTCCTGGGTCTGTGCGGCTGGGAAGTAAGGATCAATATAGACCTTGTAACGACCGAGCAAGGTACCTGCGTAGGTATTTGCGGTATCGTCAACATTCAGGTTCACGTTGTCCTTCAAGGCACCAGCGTAATCCAAGATACCTGCAAGCGCAAAAGCAGAGGCCACATCTGACGAGCAGATGATGACATTACCCTTGCCACGACGAGTCTGCTTGGCGATTGTGTTCGCTTCGCGCTCGATCTGGAATGCAAGTCCCTTGATCTTTTCAACCATCCAACGACCGTTTGAATCGGTGTCGAGGTCGAATGCTGCGGCGGTTGTGGTGCCGACGGCGCAACCCAACTTGGCAACCGCGTAGACTGTGCGGATCACTTCACGGTTGATTTCGGAAAGCACTTCTGCGGAAAGGATGTTGGACAATTCTGTCTCAGCATCTAGACCGTGAACAGCCTTCAAGTCCTGGGCCAATTCAAGGGTGTATTCTGCCTTCAACGCACGGGTCTTAGCAGTTACAGTGACCTTTTCGATTGAGAAACCCATTTCGCTGAATGCTGGGTTGGTGCCGTCGCCCAAACCTTCTGCCACTGAGGTGGAGAAACCGATGCCAGGTGCAACAGGTGTTGCGAACACGGCTGCGGTGTTACCGGTAGCTGTCAATGTCAACGCGGTCTGTGCCACTCCGGTGCCGGAGAAGCTAGAGTTCGCTTCTTGATAGAAGGCTTCATCCAAACGGGCTGTCGCATTGGCATAGTTGGAGCGCATCGCAAAGATCAATCCAGTTGGACCGGTCATTGGCTGCACGCCGCAGATGTCATAGGCGATCAGGTTAGGCAAGGAACGACGAACCAAGGAGATGAGGATTGGATCATAACCGGCCATAGGACCTGTTGGTGTCGCGGCGCCTGTCAGACCACCACCGGTTGCGTTCAACGCGGTTTCTGTCAACATCTTGTGTTCGCCCTGTAAGGCGATGGCTTGGTTCTCAAGGACAATCGCTGTGACCGCACGACGGTACTTGTCGTTGATCTTAGGAATGCCTTCGAGGTCCAACACTGGGGCCCACTTCTTTTCGAGTTGCTCTGATAAAAACATGTGTGATACTCCTTCTTAATGAAAACGATTAGTGCTGGGTACGGGTCAATGCGGCCACGACTGAGGCCACACCCGCGTCAATGACTGGGGCTTTCTCTTCCGCCACTTCAGAAGCCTCTGTCAACATCTTGGCGTTGGCATTGCTTGGCTTTCCGGTGGTGATTGGGAAATAGTTCTCTCGGATTGTGGAAACCTTGCTGGTATAGTCACCTTCTGCGGTGAATTCGACACTCTCTGCGAGGGTACGAACTTTTTCAACTTGTGTCTGTGTCAATCCTTCACAGATACCGTTGAGAATTTCTGACTTCTTGGATTCACCAAGCTGCTTCTTGAGTTCAACAGACTTAGCCACTTCTTCATTCAATTCGCCAGTCAACTCTTCGACCTTGGTGGCCAATTCGTCAACGAGGTCGACCTTCTCGGAAGGCACATCGATATAGTGTTCCATGAACAAGTCACGGAGACCACCAATGAATTCTTCGGTCAGTTCGGAACGAAGGCCCTTTTCGATGGCCAATTCATTCTGTGTCATCCACTCTTCGACCACATAGTCCAGATAGTCATTGACTTGTTCAGTCAAGGCTTCACGAACTTCGAGGACAGCCTCTTCAAACCTCTCAGCGTACTCAGCTTCGATGGATTCAGTGATGCTCAGGATCTTGTCAGTCACACGGGCTTCGTAGATGGTCCCGATCTTTGCGGCGAATTCGGCAGGGAGGTCAGTCTCAGAGGACAGAATGGCTTCCACATCCTCAGAGAGTTCTTGCTTCCATGCGGCTTCTTCTGCTTCTTCGGTCAAACCAGCGGTCCTGAGACCCTTTTCGATCTGATCTTCTTTTTCTTCTTGCTCCTCGTCACCTTCGCCTTCTTCGGAAGGATCGATGGTCTCAGCCTCAGACCCGGCCAACTTCTGTGCAGGGGCTTTGGTGTCTGACGATGGGGCTTTCCCTGGTGCTGTGGCCTGTGATCCACCGACTTCCAACTTGGAAGTGGAATGCTTGGTTGGGACATCCCCACCAAGTTCCTGGATCTCAGAACCTGCAAGTTTCTGAGGACCCATCTTAGGGGCGCCTGAGGCACTGGACTTCAGAATATCGGCTGCGGCTTCGAGTAATGTGCGACTCATATGTAATCTCCTTGTGTGATGATTATTTATACTTCCTGGTATTTACTGCCCTTATTCCACGCTACCTGTACTCCTATCTTACCCTTGTTCCATGGAGGTGTGCCCCTCTTAATGTTTGTAGATTACAAACATGAGAACATTACAATTTACGCATAAAACCTGAGAACAAGCGCACGGCGGCCTCATGGAGTTGTCGGCTTGATGTTTTCGAGATGACCTGCTTGGCCATCGCTACATCTTGCTCGGTGTAACGTCCATCGACAATCACCCACTCGCGGCCTTCCATGATACCCTGCACAAAGGCATCAGGAGCCGAGGGGTCGGCGACAATATCGGCCGCTGTGGCCAATTGATAATCGTCCTGGACTAGATCAATCCCATTGGACCCACGGACCAGGGTTCCGAGGCCACGGGTTGAGACGGCAATCTTAGCGCCCTCTTCAAGCAGGGATTGCACGATCTTACCATAAGGGGTCTCAAGGATCTTGGCTTTGCCATAGAAATTCTTGCCTTCGGCCTTGAGTTCCTTAATCATGTGACTGACACGCTCAAGGTTGATCGTGGGTGTATCAGGGTGCCCCAATTCACCAAAGGCACGATTTTCCTTGATATAGACATTGTGGTATCGTTGAGTCTCTTTGTTCATCGACTCAAAGCAATACTGACGACGGTTCTTGTTCGGCATTTCCGTCTGGATGAAGATCCCTTCAATATAGAAGGACTTCTTGCCTGTCTTTTCGTCGGCTTCTGTGAGGATTTTGACATCCTCGACGGACTCTCTTATCAGTTTCATGATTCGTTCCTTATATGCTTTGCGTCTGGACGTTATAATCGGCGATCTTCTTGATAACCAACTCGGCGACTCCTGCGGTCGTCATATTCAAGATGATGTTACCTGTAGCAGTATTCTGCCCGGCAAAGTTGTGATCGTCATTAGGCCAGTGTCCGGTACCGTAGAAGGTACCTAGGGTGTTGACGGCTCCACCGACGTTCTGACGCGAGACCACTAATACACCTGTTGAAGGATGCAGGGACCAGCGGAGTGAGGAAATTGTGGCCGCATAGACGTTCTCGGTGTTGGCATTTCCACCAACAGAGACGGCCAGTTGTGACAAGTTGATCGTGACGGCACCTGTTTCAAACAAACGAATGACTGAGGTGCCTTTGAGTCTGTTGGTAATATCTGGCATGATAACTCCTTATTTAATTCCTAATGCCTTGCGCTTCCGCATGGACAATTTTCGCTTCCTGAGTGTCTGGGCCATGTGGGCCTTGCGCTTTCGACTGGCACGCCTCTGCACAATTCGCATATGGATGCGCTTGGCAACTGGTATTCTGGTAATCTTCCCACGGCGCAGAGTAAATCCCTTGACGGCCGACTTCCTGATATTCCTCTGAACTTTTCCCCTACGGATTCTTCGACGAATCAGGACCGTGCGACCCTGCTTCATACGATTACCTTCGGCGATCACCACTTCCCCGATGACCTTGCGTAGCACCGATAACTTTTTCTCAACAATCTTGTTCAAGGCGTCCCGAATAATGGTGCCGGCGTCTACGAATCGTCCTTCAGCGATCAGCGCCACGGCGTTCATTATTTAACCTGTTTCCAGGCGAAATCCAACATCTTGGCGAACTGAGGCTTGGAATGCTCCAATGAATCAGCAAACTTCTGCTTATTATCAGGGTGCAAGGCCGCATGGACCGTCAAGAGGGCATTCGCGGTCTGTGGATCAATTTTCGTCTGGGTACCATCTTTGTGGTATAACGGTGTTGAGGTCTTGAAGGCCACGACTTTCTTGAGATGACTGATGGCATCCTCGGCGATGACTTCTTCCTTGACCGTCTCTCCCTTATCTTCTCGTTCATACTTCTTTGAGAGCAGCCGCTGAGTCTTCAGGGCCTTATGGAACTGTGGTAGGGCAGTCTTATAGTCACCCTTGTTCATGGCATCAACGCCGCGGTTCTGTCTGGTATGATAGGCCTTCTTGGCCACAGGGATT